CACGCAAGACCTACGCTTCGCCTGGGACGCAGCCAGGCGTTCAGGCGCGGATCGTCACGCAGGACTCGGAGCCGGCAGTCACCATCGCGGCGCTGCCGTTCGAGAAGACGCCTATCCCACTGTGCCCGCGCTGTCGTGCGCCGCAGCCGTGTGGGTGCCAGGATGCTCGAAATCACACACAGGAGGACGCGACGTGGTGACTCGCGACAGCGTGCACATCATCGACCACATCGTCAAGACGCCGGCGCCACGCAAGACGCCGCTGCCTCGCGGCCAGCAGTGGGTTCATCACGAGAAGCCGGGGAGCCGCGCCGCACAGAGACGACTGCGACAGGTGAATCGGCAGGGCGAGAAGGACGCATCGTCGTGAACAGCAGGGGTGATCCGAACTGGTCGAGTCGGTGGCAGGCCTGTCCGCGCTGCGGTCATGTGCGCAAGAGCCATCGTCCGTCGTGTCGAGTCTGCAACCAAGAGCCGACCACCGTCCGTTGCGCATGCGGCAACACGTTCACGCCTTGGGTGAACGACAACGGGAAGGGACGAGACCACGCGGCGACGACGTGCGGACGATGCGTGAAGAAGCCGAAAGTCAAGGCGGAACGAGAGCGTAAGCCGTCCGTCATCGTCCAGTGTGCGTGGTGTGGGTTGGCGTTCGAGAAAACAAACAACCGTCGCTTCTGCTCCGTCCCATGCCGGAAGCGGGGCGCCTGCGCTCGCCATCATCTTCGCCGGCGCGGACTCAGGAAGCGACAACCATACGTGTCGCTACCCATCATCTTCCGTCGCGATCGAGGGCGATGCGGACTGTGCGGGGAGCGAGTGCTACTACAGTTCAAGCCGCCGGACTCACGCGCTGCGACCATCGACCACATCGTCCCAATCAAGTGGGGCGGACAGCACAACTATGACAACGTTCAGCTCGCACACTACGGCTGCAACTCAAGCAAGTGCGATCGGGCAACCGGTAATCAGTTGCGGCTCAGGCTGGAGACGACCGACGCCCAATGAAGTCGAAGGTTCCTACGTTGAAATCTACAGCACGCGGGTGCACGGACTCGCGGGAAACCGATAGGCACCTGACCCGCTAAGGTGATGTTGTTGTAACCCTTATGGCGACACGACGGCCGAAATCCTTCATCGTCACCCGCGTCGAGCTGTCCAGGCTGCTCGGTTGCACGCCTGACTGCATCACGCGATACGTCTCAGAGGGGATGCCGGTGTCGAAAACTGGGGGCGGGCGGGGCAAGCCCACGACGATCGATTTAGCTAAAGCTCTGCCGTGGCTCCTACGGCGCGGCGGAGACGGCACTCTCGAAGAGGAGCGCACCCGATATTTCCGATTGCAAGCTGACCGCATCCAGCAGGACATTCTGCACCGAGCTGGGGAGTTGGTGGAGGCGGCGGATGTCGAGCGGCGGTGGGCGGGCATGGTGGCCGCGGCGCGGGAACGACTCTTGTCACTGCCCACCACAGCGCTTCAGCGCCGCATGGTGTCTGCCGACTCAGAGGACCAGTTGACCGCGCTGGTCGATGAAGCGCTCCGAGAGTTGGCAGTTTTGCACTCGTCTGAGGCCACCCATGAACGCGCTTGACGCGCTGGAGGTGCGGACGTGGCAGCGGTTCCTTCCGCCTCCGAGGTTGACCCTGAGCCAGTGGGCTGACCAGGAGCGGATCCTTCCACCAGAGAGTTCGGCGGAGCCTGGTCGCTGGCGAACAGATCGCGTCCCCTATTTGCGAGAGCCGATGGACGTCATCTCGGATCGGCACGTGGAAACCGTGGTGATCATGGCGTCCTCACAGACTGGCAAGACCGAGATCCTTCTGAACCTGATCGGCTACCACCTCCACCTGGATCCGTGCCCGATAATGCTCATCGAGCCGACGATTGAAATGGCTGGGGCGATCTCGAAAGATCGAATTGCTCCCATGCTGCGAGACATGCCGGCGCTACAGGGACTCGTGAGCGCGCCTCACGCCAGGGATGCTAGCAACACAATGATGCACAAGGCGTTTCCCGGCGGCGCGTTGACGCTGTCAGGCGCTAATTCTCCAGCCTCGCTCTCGTCTCGCCCCATTCGTATTTTACTCGGTGACGAACTGGATCGCTGGCCGGCCAGCGTGGGGACCGAGGGCGATCCGTTGACGTTGGCCGTCAAGCGCACGACCACGTTTCGCCGCCGAAAGATCGTGCTGGTGAGTTCGCCCACCGTGAAAGACGCCAGCCGCATCGAAGATTGGTGGCTCGTGTCGGACCAGCGCCGGTTTCATACGCCGTGCCCCCGGTGTGGCGCACTGTTCGTGCTGGCCTGGGAACATGTCCGCTGGACCAACCGGGATCCGTCGACGGCCTTCATTGAATGTCCAGAGTGCTTCGGGCAGATTGAGGATCATGAACGGCCGGAGATGATGGCTGGGGGCACCTGGCTGGCATCCGCTCCGTTTGCTGGAGTCGCCGGGTTCCACGTGTGGGAAATGTACTCGCCGTGGCGGAGCCTGCCCGACCAAGTCAGCGCGTTTCTCGTCTCACGGAGATCGCTGGAGACTCGGCAGGCCTGGACAAATACCGCACTCGGAAAATTATGGGAGACCCCCGGGGAACGGGTGGAGTCGTCCAGTCTACTGCTGCGTCGAGAGGAATACCTGGCTGAAGTGCCGGAGGGTGCACAAATCCTGACGTGTGGCGTGGATACCCACGACGATCGCTTGGAGGCGCTCGTAGTCGGCTGGGGCGTCGGGGAGCAGTCCTGGGTGATTGACCGCGCGTCGCTGGCTGGCGATCCGGCGCGGCCACAGGTCTGGCTTGACCTCGATGCGCTTCTGGCTCGCGACTGGCAGCATGCCAGCGGCGCGAACATGCGCGTGCAGTACACGCTCGTCGACGCCGGAGGACATCGCACGCAAGAGGTCTACTCCGCCGTGATTCCCCGGCAGTCGCGGCGCGTGTTCGTGTCATTCGGGCGGTCGGGCGGCGAGAAGGGTCTCTTGGTCAGCCCGGCACGAGCGATTCGCCCGGCGAGTGGCCGGGGGACGGTGCAGCGCCGGATCGTGGATTCGGACCAAGCGAAAAGCCTGCTCTATTCACGGCTGAGAGTGTCCGAGCACGGGCCGGAATACGTGCATCTTCCGATGACGGTGGGGGAGGCCTTTGCGTCGGAGATGACGGCGGAACAGCTCACCACGAAGCGAAACAAGTACGGCGTGCCGACGAAGAGGTGGGAACAGATTCGTGATCGCAACGAATCCCTCGACTGCTTCGTGCTGGCCCTCGCCGCCTTGCGAATCATTGCGCCGACACCGGTGAGGTTCGCGTCGTTGGCTGCGAAGATCGCGGCGCCTCCGGCCCCCGCGCCCCCTGTCCGACCGGCTACCCGGGCGCTTCGCGCTGCCGTCGGTCGGACCCCGGTCCCTCTAGCGCTCCCGGTGAAGCCCGCGGTTCCGCACACGTCTCCGCACGCGCGGCGTATCACGCGCTCTGGGTATCTCGGACAGTGAGACCACGGTGGTCGATGCAAGCTAGTTATGCAGGCACTGACGAAGGGACGGAGGCAATGAGAGAAGCAGACATCCACCGACTGAAAGACTGAGCTAGAGACCGACGGACGCAGGGATTTACGGGTAGAACTACGCATCGAAAGACTGATCGAGTCAACGACGGATTCACCGAAAGGACAACCACAATGGCGAAGTCGAAGACGACACGGCCGAACGGCGACGCAAGCGAGCAGGTTTCAGCGTTCACGGTCTCCTACGATGCCGAGAGCATCGCGGCGATCGCGCTCAAGGTGAAGGCAGAAGGATTCGTGCCGGCGTCGGTGCTGTTCGAGACGTTCGGCCCTGAGAAGGCGACGCGCGGAATCGCGGTCCTCTATCGCGACTTCAGGATGTTCCGAGAAGTCCGGCGCGCCTGGACGGACGGCAAGGAGGCGCTCGGGTACGAGTGGGCCGATCGGCGGTTCTCAAGTTCGGAGGTCAAGAAGATTCCGCCCGCACTCGGCTTCGTTGCGGAAC